AAATTAGACTATAAATTCTCTTGCAATTTTATAAGATTCGAATGATTTTATACCGAAACCATCTCCTCTTCTATATTCCGTAAATTTAATGTCTCTACCATCTTGCTTTTCACGCATCTTAATGTATGCGGAAAGGCCTTGGTCGCTAAAGTTAAGATTGTATTTATCCAATTTAACTACATATTCGACTAATTCTCTAAATAAAGGATGTGCTTTACAATTTTCAAGTATCGAAAGAGTACGAATCGCGTAGTAATCTTTACCACTAATATCATCCTCGGAAAAGTCATTGAATCTCTCTTGGTAGACAATCCTGCCTAAGGCTCTGTAAGTAGGATAAATTCCACGAATTAAACCATCTTTAATATAATCTGTATGATATAAATTCTGTAAATAAATCACAAAATCATCAGATATATAAGATTTATCATCATTAACAGCAAGTCCATATGATCGGAAATGATCCTTAAGCCCTTCTGGGTCCAAAGTGGCATAGGCACCGTCATCACCTTGAATTTGACTGAAATTGAGAACCTCATTAAATGTTTGAGATATTCCATACTGCACAACTGATCCTACTTCATTCGTGTAAGCTGAACCAGATGGTATGCCATGACTACCAGTTCGTACCTCTTCAGGTGTAATAATCGGTATATTATTAAAACGATCTCCATGTCTAACGATAAGGTGTTTAAATTCTCGTTGAAACAGGCTAGGGAAATAGTCATTAAAAGCATATTCCTGTAAAGATTTCTTAACAGAATTGTCATAATTAGAAAAGTCAATACTCATTAAAACTTTTCCTGTACTACGAGCATGGTTGATAAGTGACGTAACTGATAGATCAGTATCATCTGCGCTTCTTAAGGCTGCTCTCCATGGTAATTTACTCTGATATTCAAGAATAGGTCTGTAAAACTGCATTTCGTTTAAGATATATTGAAGAGGATAACCCCAAACTAATCTAGTTTTCTTTTGATCTTGTGTCCTAGTAAATGGTACGCATGGTACGTAGGGGTCAACATGTACCCAGTCGCGATCTAAAGTCTCATTTAAAACTAACCCTTTCTTTAACATAGTGGGTAGTCCTGCCGATGTTTGTAACTTTATATACTTGACAGCACTATTGCGCGTTATAGGTCTAAGCCTACCTGAATCTGGTAGATTGGATTCAATCTTCCTTCCTTTGTCATCAGAAAAGGCATCATCTAATCCAGATTGACGTTCCGACCAGCGGATTGCGATAGATCTTGGTCCGTATTTGGAACGATTTCCTTCTTCTAAATCGAGTAAAGTTTTATTCATAGAAGAGAGATTTGACTTGAAAATATTGTCCCAACCTTGGAGAACAACTTCCGGCCCAGTGTTGTTGCCAATCGGAGAAAGGTATACTTCATCTGAACCACGGCTAGTCCTATCTAACAGTCGGGCAAGCCTTTGGAGTGCGTCGTATGACATATTAAGCTCATTATATACTTGGCGGAGAGTTAACTTCATATAAATTTAGATTTAAAATGTTTTGAGGGTGCGCTTTCAGGCTGGTAAAATACCAGTACAAAGTGCGACGATTTAAGCCACGCTCAGGTAA